CTTCTCTTTATTCAGCATCTTTCTTCTCCTTCCTGTACCGCAACTGATACGGTACTTCATTAAAATCTCTCAATGCATCCGGGTTTAGATGCTTAGGTATTCTCGTCTGACGGTTTTCCATCTCTGCTATGATTCTGCGTCTCTCTTTGCTTTCTCTGTGCAATTTATACCTCCGTCATTTTCCAAGACTGTTTACAAGCTGTTCTGACCTTGTATAAGCCTTATCTAACAGTTTTAAATATTCATTAAAGGAAATGTGCGCTTTTTCTGATAACTCCCTCGGATAACGCTCTAACAGAGCTTTAATGCACTGTTTCATGTCTCCAAAATATCCGATTGTTCGAACACTCTCTTTTTCGTTGCCGTCCTTATCCTGTCCGGTGTATCTCTGTCTCAGGGTGTAATTCAGAGAATCAATCTCCACAAAATATCCATCCTGCAGTTCCACAGCTAACTTGTCCATCAACCATTCCTCCTATATTTCATACGTCTTTCCGATAAAACGCTTGTCAATGTACTTACATTCCCATTCCAAAACACTTGCGATCCCTGTCATGGTTTCATATCCGGTAGCAAGGCAGTTAATTAAATATCTGATTCTCTCATAAACCTGTCTGATCTGATTTCCCGAAAATTTAAACTGTGTTTTAAGGCAGACACCCAACATAGCAAAATAATTAAATACCTGCGCCAGTAAAAACTTATTTGCCTGTATCATGCAGTTCGGTGCAATCTTTCTCTCTACCAGATAAAAACTTTCACGATACGGAATCTTATTAGTTTCCTCTCTCACGTCAATCTTGCATTTATCTTTCAGATAAAAACCAAGTTCCTCGCCTGTCGTTCCATCCTTTGCATTCTCCACATATGCATCAATGGTCTGCTCAACCTTTATGATTCTTTTGTGTCCGAATCCGAACTTATCATGCAGTGCCTGATATGCCATCATACGGACGTTATAATAGGATTCCTCTATCAGATAATCCGCATTGCTTTGTGCCTTGGCGTATCTCTGTATTCCGATCAGTTCACTCTTGGAATATCCAAGTGGCTGCATACGCTTTTTCTTTCTTGCCAGTGCATTACTCATTTGCTCTTCCATCTCCTCTCTACATCCTCAAAATGGCTAAATACAAGACTTTGAACATATTTTGATATATTTGTCCGTGCATATTTTTTAATTAGCATTTCCCCTGCTTCCATCATTCCTTGGAACCACTCATCTTCGTTATCAGCTTCATAAAACTGCTGCCGGAATTTATAATAGTCATTAAAAAACTGCCATTCTTCGGAACCTTTTTCAAATTTCTTACTTGCCATAATCATTCACCTTTTAATCAAATGGTGTGCTGCCACATACTTCTCGGAAACCGTCTTTCTGTCGCATCCGTGCTTGAATCTGTTCAATGGTTTCGGTTCGCTCAATGAACCTCATGTGATCTCCGTCAAATTGAAGAACTTCTTTTAAATGTGTTCCCTGTCTCTGCTTCTCAATTTTCCATCCCTTATATTGACCATCCTCATCAAGATTCCATAACAAGATAATGTTTGATGCATCCTGCTCAATATCTCCGGATTCTCTCAATTCTGCCATTGTCGGTTCTTTCGTTTCCTTTAGCTCCGATACTCGATTAAGCTGTGACAATAAAATGATTGGTACGTGCAGTTCCATTGCCAATGCTTTGATAGCTTTTGAAATATCTCCGACCTCGGATGCACGGTTACCGAATCTTCGATCAGCCTTGATTAACTGCAAGTAGTCAATCACGATCACATCATATCTTTGATGCCTGCATTCTGCCCGGATTTCACTTACGGATTTTGCTCCGGTAGAAATCGTGATATTGTACCCAGAAAGTTTGTCATTCGCTTTCTCAAAAGCTTCTTGTTCTCCACCAAGGAATGTTTTTGCCCGGCGAACCCTTGTCAGACCGATTTCAGACATTCGAGAAACGAAACGCTCATACACCTGCGATTCGTTCATTTCAAGGTTATAGTAGCCAATGTTATAACCATTTTCTGCCATCTGCCCGATCATTTGCGTAACGATTGCAGACTTTCCAACGCCCGGTCTCGCACCGATTACAGTAACGTCTCCGCCTTCCAAGCCGCCAAGGCAATCATCTGTTCGATAAAATCCAGTTTTTATCAATCCCTCGCCTACATGCTCATTGAAATAATTCCCTTTATTTTCTGCAACAATCTGCTTCATAGTTTTTGAGTGAACGGTTTTGTTTTCTTGGATTTCTTCGAGTTTCGTGAGAACTTCAGCTATAGAATTGTCAATATCACACGGTCTAAGGCTCACTCCTTGAAAAATTTTTTTTGTTTCTCTCGCTCGCCAATCTTTAACAACTGCATCCGCATAACTTTTTATTGCCGTTGAGACTGGGGTAACAGATATGCATTCTTTCAATTCGCTTGCAATTATTTCCGGCTCCCATTTATGGTTTTCAAGTGCCTGTGATAACGAAACAACATTGATGTTTTCGCCACGGTCATACATGGCAAGCATTTCAGCATATGCGTCTTGGTAAAATTCCGTACTGAACATTTCCGGCTTCAATTTGTTGTAGACCTTAAACATGGAATCATTGTCAATCAGCACACAACCGATCACCCCTACTTCTGCTTCCGTCAACTGCTCTCACCTCGCTTTCGTTTCTCTACTTGGCGAATCCAGTAATCGCAATCCTCTTTCAGCCAATCACCATATTTCGGAATATAACGATAATTCGTATCATCTGGATTCTTCTCTATATAGTCGGTAACATATGCCACTGTAGCCTCATATATCAGCTTTGCAACGGCTTTTCTGTTCGGTTCGATAACTTCTAAAAGCTTGTCCATCCATGCTACCTTGGCAGACGTTAACGACGTTTTCTTTGGATATGCATTGATCGTGTATTCCCATCCCCATTCCGCGTCAAAGTCCAAATCAGATGCAGGCACGCTTTCTTTTGTATTTTCTTTCTCTATCTCTATATCTGTATCTATATCTTTCTCTATATCTATCTCTACATTGCAATTTTGTTGCAAAATGTTGCACTCCGTTGCTCCACTGTTGCATTGCAACGCTTTTTGTGCATTTTCCCTAGATTTACGACTTCTACGAGTGCTTGCCGTCTCACTTCCTAGGTTATCTTGCACAAATGGCAACTTGTACTCAATGGAATCTGATGTTTCAAGCAATCCGCAGGAAATAAGATACTGAATCGTTACTTGAACATTGATTTCGTCCTCGTCAATATCCAAAGCAATCTCTTTGTAAAATTCATCTTCCAAGCCGGAATACTCTAAGTAGCCGCCCTTTTTCAACGACAACAACTGCATCTTAAGGTATATGATCGTGTATGTATCACCGCCAGCCATCTTACGGAGTTTTTTGATTCGTTTACTGTCAAAGAAATCATCCATCAGTTTAAGCCAGTAATACCGCTTATTCTCCGCCATTTTCACTACCTCCAAGCAATTCAATAACCTTTGCCCCAGCATCTTCCGGGCGACAAAATACGAACTCAACGCCATACTTAAGTTGCATTGTCAACATAGCTTTTGCCAATACCTTGCCAGATGTCGGCTTTGTTTTCGGTAGCGGTACATTCAGCAATTTTCCAAGTGTGTGCATATATGCAATATTGTTATACCGGTCTACTCGTGGATTGTTCCACTTAGAAACATCTTCAATGGATTTGATTCCATCTTCGTTTTCTACCAATACATAAAGTTTGATTCCGTTGTTTTGAGCAAGAATACACTCATCACGAAATCTTCCATGCTGACGTCCGCAGATGTTTCCTACAATCTCCTGCATGTCCTTTTTCGTGTCAACGGAAACATCATATGTGCCAAGAAAATCCATCTTTTTAAGTTCCATTTTTCTAGCTGATTTTCTATGGATAACATCCGCTACCTTGTCTGTGGCAATTATGTAATCTCCAACCGGCAATGGTGCGCGCAAGACTTCCATATCGTGGCTTTTAAAATATCTATTCTTAAGGATATGTAAGCCCTCTTTCTGTCCTTTATCCTCAATTATTAACACGTATTCTCCTTTCTGGCGGTTACTTTTAGCAACCGCCAAAGGTATCTCATGGCTTTCAATTTAGTTTTGTGATATATTAAATTCCATACCAAAGTCAGATACCGCATAAACTGGTTTCTTTTATGCTTTCACATTGGTGTTTCAACCTATCAAAACGGGCAAAGGTTCATATCAACCTCTAATCCTTTTTCTGCAATATAAACATTTGCTCCATATTTAACTGTTTCTTCTGTCTTTTGTTTGAATAATGCGGGATCTCCGCTTTTATCTGATAAGTGAATTAGAACGACATTTCTTAATGCCGGGTTATCGTTAGTAGAAATAAAGTCAAGTGCCGTTGGTAAGCTCATATGACCTCTTAATCTGCGTTCGTAATTTGGCTCTTCTCGGTTCACAAACTGCATATCATAGTTGGCTTCCACCATGATGTGATTAACACCATTAAATCTCCATCTGACGTATTCCGTGTCTGTTGCATACACAAGGCTTCCCATCTCTGGATGCGTAATGTAAAACCCAACGCACGGGCACTCTGAACCGTCTCCGTTGTTATGTAGCCATCTTCCAGATTTATCACGGTTTTCAAATGCCATTATGTCAAAATTTCCTTTTCTAAAACGCATTGCAGAATATTTTATCGGCGGTATGCATGGTTCAAAAACAGGAATGCCAGCTTGCACATATTGTAAGCTATAAAGACTATGGTCAATATGGAAATGGGTAGTAATCACAGCCTTAATTTTCATCACATTGAAATCCAGTGCTTTCTTGACTTCCATAAAAGGCAACCCAGCTTCGATTATCAAGGCTTCGTTTTCATTCTCCAGAATATAACAGTTGCCGGATGAACCAGAACCTAAGACTTTAAGTTTCAATCCTTTTTCACCTCCTTTTCTGTCGACTTCCATATACTCGTTGGTTGTCAATTATCCATGGATGCTTATCATAATCCACATGGCTTGCCGCATTTGCAGCTGTTTCCCGTAGTATCTTTAAATGTTCCTCACAATGCTTTCTTCCAGATACCACCGGTCTGCCACAGATTATGCACAATCCTTTATCCTCCCGGAAATCTCTTTGGCTTGTGGGCTTCTCATGTGACCGTCTCTTTGCCAAGCATCGTCCGCATAGAACTGTTCCATATACCGCTTCACGTTTCCCGCACTTTACGCATATTCCATTGGATTTATTCATGTAATATCTTGTACGTACTTTTTCTTTCCGCTTTTCTGCCTGTTCCGGTGTTTCATTTGCAAATCTCTTTGCTTCTACCTTTGCTTTTTTCTCCCGGCAATCAGCACACGTTCTATACTGCGTTCCTAATATACCTTTGTGGCATCTGGGGCATATACCAAGTAATACATAAGGGTCAACCTTTCCTTTGCTCATACGTTGTCCTCCAAAAACCAAATTCCTTCCGGCTTTAAGAAGTTCCCGCAAACAATGTTCTTTCGGAAAATGTTTTCTGATGTCGGTGCAAGTTCCGTAAGCCTCTGTATGCTCTCTTCTATGTTGTCTGGTAAAATATCAATGCCAAATAATGTTTCTGCGGCTTCTGTCTCCGTCATTCCTATTGACAATTTCCGTTTTAGGATTTCTACAAGGAAATTCCCGGTACCGCACGCCGGTTCCAGTACTGTACCTCTCCAACATTTTGCACCACCATTTTCAGTTTCCAACATATCGCACATCTTTTTTACCATCCAGTTTGGAGTGAACACTTCTCCGTACTGTTTAACACGTTGCTTGCTCTTTGTTATTACTTCTTTCATGCCATTTATATTCCAAAAAACTCCTTTCTCACATCAACAATGCTTCTCGTCTGTCTCAACAATGCCCGATTATGCTTTGCCCTCTGCTCATTGTCACAGATAAATTGCTTGCAAATTTCTGGTCGAACCGGATAGATTCTGCATTTCTCGCAACTCTTGTCCGTATCAAGAAAAGGACATGTCATATCATATGGTCGATTCACAGTAGGAAGCAGGTGCCTACACTCTTTGATATGGTTCTTACGGATATATCTGTGAATTGCATCTACTTCCTTTCTGCTCATTGGCAAAAGGTTGGAACAGCAGTTACCGCATTGGCTACATTTTCCATCTTTGCAGAAATTGTAAATGTTATCTTTCATGCCTTTCTGCACGGATTCTAAGACTGATATAACTTCCATAGGCTACTCCAATTCTTCCTCTGCCGGGAACTCAAATACTCCACTCAAACCCATAGTAAGTTTTTCGTCAATTCCATCTGGCGGTGTCTGCCCCATCTTTACAAGATTATGGCACATATAAGCCATTCTTAATTCTTCCATGGCTTCTTTTGCTTTTTCTTCCGTGGAATATTTAGCAATTTCAACGTCCTCAGTAAGATGTTCCATTAAGTAAATGCTTTTATCATGTCTTGTAATTATTACCTGTTCATACGGCATATCAATCGTGCCGTCCTGGCTAATAACTCTCATTTGGCTTTTCTTCCTTTCTTTTTTATTTTTCCTATTCCTTTAATAATCCTTGAAATATAGGATTGTGTAATTCCAAGTGCTTTGGATATTTCGCTTTGTGTTTTCCCTTCCACAAAAAACATAATAAAAATACGTTGTTCTCTCGGACTCAATTCCTCAAAAATCTGTTGAGCAAGCATGGAATTAACTGTATTTTCTTCATAATCCTTACGATCTGCTATCATTTCAGCATAAGAAACGCTTTCGCCATTTCCTATATCCACATTATCATCTAATGAAAATGCTGCATTTACTGATTTTTTACTTTTCCGGAATTCCATAAGCAGTTCATTTCTCACAAGTCGAAAAGCATATGTAGAAAAACATCCTTTTGAAGCATCAAAGGTGTCAATAGCCTTTAGAAGTCCAATGGAACCAATCTGAAACATATCTTCATCAAACGCTGGAATACCTAAACGTTGCATAACAAAAAAGACAATTCCGTAATTTGTAAGGAACATTTGCTCTTTGGCATACTCCGAACGGCAAGTAATCCATAGGTGCAATGCATCCTGCTTACTCAATTCAGATTTTGGAAAGTTCATTCTATCCTCCTACTTCATGAAGTCCGGCAAATCATTGTCATTCTCAACAACTTCCGTCTCTACCTTTTCCGGTTTATCTGCCATCTTTGGCTCTTCCACAGTTTCGGCAACTTCCGGCTCAACAGGAAAATCCTCTGTATTGGCGTTCTCGGCAATTTCTTCCTGCGTCTGCTGATAAGTTTCATCCATCTGCATAAGAGACTGTTTTGCAATAGCATTAAGGTCTTTTGGATGCTTTTTGATTGCATTATTACGCATCTTGCGAACAATCATGGATTCCGATGTATCAAGCCATGCGGCACTCATATATGGTCTTGCAACTTCACAAGCAAGCATATCTTCCAATGTTTTGCATTCAAGAAGAGCCTTTATAATTTCATCTTTCTTAGACTTAATTTCTGCTTTCTGTTTATCGGTCGCCTTGCGCTTATTCTCACAGATGCCGAATGTTTCATTCAAAAGATTGTTGCGTACATGAGCCAAAAGATTTCCTTTCACGCCTTCACGTTCCGCAATCATGTATTCAATCTTTCCACCGTCCATCTCAACCGGATAAACGACACGTATTACTTTCTCCGACAATCCTTTTTCTTCCCATTCTGGCGGAGTAATCTCGACACCTTTATGTTTCGGGTATGTAAATTCATCTCCTTCTTTCACAAGCCATACCGGATAAACCTTTTTAACACCAACACCGAAATTACGGAGAAGTGCATCGTTTCCGTCTCCCTCAATACCCATTTCAACCTCTTTATACCAATTTCCATTAGCATCCTGCTTATTTCTCAACTGGAAATAGCACTCTCTCGGCACGGCATTTGCATTAAGTTTAAGGCTGGAAACCTGCCCGATAACCTGTCTCAAATTAGAACCATTCAGATTTTCCATAGCCGCCTTATTCGATGTAACAAGGTTGTAAATAGCACTCATAGATGCCATAACGCACTGTTTGGAATAATCATCAAAGGCAAGACCATGTTCTGCAAAATCACGCTCCATAAGTCCGGTATACTGATTTGCGTAAAATGAAAGTCTTGTATTCATTTCCTGCTTAACTGCAACTTCCTGTTTCTTTGTTTCTGCCATAATTATTTTTCCTCGCTTTCCATGATGATTTTTAATTTGTTTTCTGCTATTTCAAACTTTTCTTTTGCTGATTTAAGTTCCTTTTCTGCGGCTTCTCTAAACTTTTCCTTTGCATAATCGAAATTCGGCTTTGTAAGGAAAATACTTTCATAATAGCCAGTAATTTTCCCTTCGTCCTCTTTTCTAACAAAGCTCATGCAATTTGGAAAACCTCTTTTCTTATCAACTGGATAATATGTCTTTGGTTTTTCAATCACTTCCACTTCTGTGACGGAGATTCCGTCCGAATTAAGTCCATAAAAATAAAGTTTCACTGCTTTTCCTCGCTTTCCTCATATTTCTTCACAACCGCCACCTTATCAGCACCATAGGTTTCCACCCACTTCATATCCACGGTTTCATCCGTGACCGTCAGCTTTGCACCTTTGGCATTTACAACCGTGTCACCGGCTTTTACGGAATCCTCGGTGCGGTATGTATAACTTCTGGTGCTGTTTGGAAACTTTGCTTTGATATAATGCATCATTAACCATCCTTTTTCACATATCCATTTGACAAATTTTCAAGAATACGCAAAAGTCTTTCGTTTGTTCCTGAGACTTTTCTAAGTTTTTCTTCAAGGCAATATTTATTACTCATAAGTTCATCTACCTTTGTTCGCAAATCCGAGTTTTCAGCCTTCAATTTTTCAATATCATCCATGTACACGACCTCTCTTTCCTTTATTTCTCATATCTTTCTCGCAATACGGAAGAGAACAATGTCCGGCTCTTTCCCAGAACCCCTTACTTGCACTCTTCCAACGCTTGCACGACATACACCGTGCATCCGGCTGTGTGATGTTGTTGCTTGTCCCTACTCTTGACATTCTACACACCCTCAACTTTCAGCTGCTTGTCCTCTGTTACGCTCAAAAGAATTAACTGTGCATCCATATCCGGCACATTGAACTCATTCAGCGATTCTGCGTTATCAACAAAAATAGGCACGCTTACGCCGTATAACTCGCTAAGAGAACGGATAATATCAAGTCCTGCTACGATTCTGTGACCACTATTCAAAGTCGAATACGGAACGCCATTCACAGTACACTCGCAACAATCTTTCATACCGCCATTTAATTGCATTTCGAAGAGTTTGAAATTAACTGTCTTGAAATGGCTATTGATAGATTCAGAAACCTTATCCAGTTTGAAACGAATGAACTCTTCTAAGAGGTAAAGCATCTGTTCCTGGTCGGCAACTTTCTGCCCGATTTCTTTCTGCTCGTCGCGAAGCGTTTCGATACGATCATCAATCATAATGTTGTTAGCCGCCTGCGCAATAACCTTGTTCACTTCATCAAGCTGTGCCTGCAGATTGGTTTTCTCGGCTTTCAAATCAGTAACAACCTTGTCTGCGCCCTCGGATTCAAGCTTTGCAATATCAGCAAGAATCTTGTCATGCTCTGCTTTCAGCTTCACATATTCTTCATTCTGCGAATAATCAGCTTCTTCTGGTATCTCAGATAACAGTTTGCAAAGTTCCTCTTTATTCGTAAAAGTCCCCTGCTCCTGTTTCTTTAAGGAATCTATTTCCATTTGCAGATCAGCATTTTTCTTTGTCAGTTCCTCGATAAGATTTTTCTTCGCAAACCCATATGCCTTGATTTCTTCCAAGTTGGATTCTTTCTGGGTAATAAAGTCACTTTTTGAATCATTTAGTTTCCGCTTTGCATCTGCCTTGGCTTTTGTCTTTCTTTCTTCAAAATCAGCCTTTAACTGCTCAATCTTATCAGCCGGTAACTTCTGACCACATAAGGAACAAATCGTTGTAGATTCGTCAAATACCCACTTGGATTCATCAAACAGATATGGTGTTTCATCAAACGCCTTGGCTTTCTCGGCATTGTACTGCTCGCCCAGTTTCTTCCGCTCTGCATCCGCATCAGTGATAGTTTTTTCGTTATCAGAAATCTGTTTCTCTTTCAAAGAAATCGTAACCGCAAAATGTTCTAACTCATTTTTACAATCACGCAATTCAGCATCCATGATGCTTCTTTTGTTTGATAACTCGCGATTCATCGTCTGTTCCATGCCAGACATGTCAAACTGTAACTGCATTTCCTTACTTCTTAAATCGCCCAATGCGCTACCGGCATTCTCAATCTTCTTATCACATTCAGCGATTCTTCTTGTCAGATCAGTCTTTGCAAGCTCCTGTTCTGCCACATCCACATCAATCTTGGATTTTTCTGCTTCATCAATACGTACCGGAATTTCAGCCTGTTTCTTCTTCCACTCGCTCAAAGCCTTGGAAAACTTGGCACGAATATCATCCGTTGACGGTGCTTTCTCAAGTTCTTCAATCAAACTTTCAGCATAAGCATTTTCATCGAACATTTCTTTTGCCAACTCCACATCTGAAACCTCTGTCGTAAGTTTCATCAGAATATCTCGCTGATCTTTCCATTTCAGAGAAGAAAAATACTGTGGATTGGTCAGCATCTTAAACATATCGTCGCTCTGTGCCAGATTTGAAACATAGGCTTTGAAATCAGCTTCACTCTTCGGATATCCGTCAATCTCAAATGAATTGACATTGCCTTGTAAAGTAACGGTGTCGGTTCCACGCTTCTTTACCCAATTCTGCTTCTGGACCTTGGAAAGTTCCACTTCCTTGCCATCAACTTCAATAACTCCCACAACCTTGATTTCCACGTTATCAATGCGGTGTCCGTCCTTATCCAATGGTCTCACATTGAATTTTTCCTCTCCGGCACTGTTCTTATTAAACAGAAGCCATGTAAACGCATCAAAGATAGTTGTCTTTCCTGCGGCGTTCTGTCCTTTAATACTTGTCTTATTAGAGAAATTCACATCAAGGCTCTTAATTCCCTTGAAATTCTCCATATGTAACGATCTAATTTTCAGTTTCATTTTCTTTCTCCTTCCACTCTTTATATTTTTTAAGTGCTTCTTCAAAGCATGCTTCATCGTCAACATATCCAAGAGCTGACTCTATAATTTTTGAATTAATAGTTGTTCCTTTTTTCCCCATCAGCTCAATGTCTCTTTGGTGTTCATTTGCAATAATGGCACATGCTGTATGAACTTTCGTCCTGCATGCAACCAGATCTGCATATTCTTCAACGGAAATTGTAACGGTATTTTCTGCCATCTTAATTTTCCTCCTCTAATACATTGATTTTGCTTACAGACACCTCGTATGCTGTTCTCTGTTCTTCTGTTCCATCTTCATATTTCTTAATATATCCGCGGCTCTGAATGCGTCCATTGATCTCGATATAGGTTCCTACTTCCAGTTGACCAACAAATCTTGCATTTCTGCCCCAAACAACACATGGAATATAATCTGTTTTTCCATAGGAGCGGTTGACTGCGATTAATAAATCTGCAATTTCTCTTCCAAGCGGAGTTTTCCTGTAAATCGGTTCTTTGCATACATATCCGTCAAGCTGGATTTTGTTCAAATCTGTATGCTCTCCCGTATTCGCTTTTTCAATTTCACAGACGAATACATATAATAACAGACGATTTCTCTTTTCCTCATGTTTGTTATAAGAACTATACACACCGGAAACATTAACGGCAGTGCCCGTGTATTTATCATTCAGATTGATTAATCTCTCTGAAATAATTAATGGGATAATATCAGCCGTCCCACTTAATCTATCCACTTTGAGGTGCATATTATAAAATCCCTCTCCAAACACCTCATGGTTAAATTCCGGCTCTGTGATAATCGTTCCTGTAAATTCCACTTTATTGTTTTCTGCTCTCATATTTGAATTTCTCCTTTTCTTATGCTAAAATAGGCGCAAATAGCTTATGCTATTGCTTTGATTGGGAATCATTCAGCTTTGGTCGGTTCGGATGATTCCTTTTCTTTTTCATAACTTCTTTATAATAAGGAAGTTTCTCTTTATCTTCGTTGCTGTCGCATATATAAATAATTCCATCGTCTGTTTCTTCATCTTTAAAAACATGATCCTCGACTATTTCTTCTGCTTCCTGCCAGTCTCCATCCACTTTGCATCCTATGTAGATCAGTAATAATCCACCTAACACAGGAATAGCTACCATCGGATTTACTGTTGCATCTGCGCTGATTCCAAGAAAAAAGAGTAACGCACCGGCTAATTCAATTACCTTTGCTATTTTTTTCATAGGCATCCTCTCATGTAATAGAAAAAAGTTTTTTCATCTTCTTTTTAGGACTTTTTATTTCAAACTTTTCTCCTGTTTCATCGTCGATCATGTAATTGCCGTCGGAATGCATCGTATGTGGCTTTACTCCCTGTTCTTCCATGAACTCAAGCAAGATATCTTTGCCACCTTGTAAAATATTCATCTGACTTACAACTTCCATCCAATAAACCATAAAATGTGTAATATCCAAGTTCTGATATTCCATAAGAAATTCCGGTGCTTTATCTCCTATCAGTTTGTCCATACCGAACTTCTCAATGTAATTCCTTGTATAGAAGTAATCTTTCCACTGGTATTTTTCTCCATCGAATGTCTTTTCGATAGGAAACATATTCATAAATTCTCTTGGTGTCAAAGTCCCCACCATAGCACATATCACTTCAATAATATAAAATTCTTTTGTCACAAAGTCCGACTCTCCACGCTTTAACGACTTGCAATCAGATTTCCCTTTTAGTTTTATCAGCAAGTACAGATTCTTCTTGAAATCATCCGGATAAGCACTTTTAGACTCCTGTATTGTCATATTTTCCCAAAGACCTGCCATTTTACATTTTCTGTCAAATGCTCGTGCATAATTAATCCACTTAGGTTTAAAGTCGATCAGCTTTTTGCCGTCCATGACGTAAAAATTAAGCATCTTCATCATCCTTTCTCTCAATTAACGGTAAAACCCCATTCTTTTTAAGCTCTTCATACAGGAACAATCTTCCTTTTTGCGTCCATTCCGTCTGCATAACCACATCAGACCGCCCATTCGACCTTGTAATATCAATAGTCTTACTGTGAACATATCCAAGCCCTTGATATTGCCTGTATAAAATCCACTGTTTTCCTACTTTGCGCTGAACTCCTAACTCTTTCAGCATCTTATTAAACGCTTTAGCAGATATTCCATAATCCTGTGCGATCTGTGTTACCAGTACTGTTGATTTACTGTTCAAAATCAAATCCACATAGTTGACTTTTGGTTGCATTTCTAAAATGATGTTATTCATTTCAACAACTTCGGTTTCAAGTTCCTGTATCTGCTTGTCTTTCTGCTCAAGCATCTTGTGCGCTTCAATAACTGCAAGTGCCATAAGTTCTTCGCCGGTTGGAAAAACTGTTTGTGTCTGGTTGTAATAATTTTCTTCCAGTGCATCAAACTGTTCCCATGCCTTATCAGTCCCAAGCATTTTGCAATGACGGCTTGCACCTCGACGTGTCCAAAGATAAAGCTGATTCGCATTTTTCCCAACAAGGTCGAAATTTTCTACCATGTTCTTAAAAGCCTTTAAGTCAGATCCTTTTAGCAAATAATAATGCTCTCCCTCTTTAAACCGTTCTGCATTATTGCTATAGTTCTGTTTGATTTTCACATCTGTTGCTCCGTACACATCAGCCAACTGTGCGGTGGTGATAACTCTTTGTCCTTTCCACTCAATGACCGGCAATTCTTTTGTTCCAATATGTACTAATTCGTTCATTCTTCTCCTTTCCGGATTTTTGCAATAAAAAAAATCCAACTACCGCTTTGATAGTTGGAAAATACTGGTTGTCTCTATTTTGCTTTGTTGATACAATTAATGTACGGCGGCGGCCATCATGAAAGGAACTGTTATCATGAAAATCGTTAGTATACTTATCTCATTATTGGCATGGCGTGTTGCCGGTTACGACTTCTTCATAATTCTAACCATAACATCCATGACAATCGACCTATACAAAGGATTTAAAAAAGTACAAAAGAGATTAAATAAAATACTAAAGATGATGCGGAAAATAAAGCAATAATGTAACTCATTTCCTGCCGCCGTCGCATATTAATTGTATCAACTGATTTCCTGTGTTACAAACACATTTAATCTGCAAATTTAGACATATTTCTCAACTATCTCAATATTCAGTTCTTCTTATTCTTTCGTTTTTGAGTTCCCAGTTTCTTCACTGGTTGCCTTGCTTGCTGAACCCTCGACCATTCCCAGAACATATCCTTTCTGAAAATCGTTCATTTTGGGAATCGCGTCTTTCAACTTTTCTACAACTTTCTTTTCCTGTTCGCTCATGTATTCACTTCCTTTCTCCCTGTGATATAATTTCCTTATTAAATAAGGAAAGGCGGTGATAATATGGATAATGGTTATTCTGAAACATTTGCTACATATGAGTTTGCAGATAAAGGAACATATGTATGTATGCAATGCGGTGGCGAAAATAAAATTGGAATCGTCACTGTAAAGCAAGGCGAAATGCTACCAGAATGCAAAGAGTGCGGATATACTACATGGATTAAAATAATGTAGGATTTTTAAACACTCTCTTTTCCTCTGCGAGCGTTTGGCTTGTAACCGCCAAGTTATCATCAACCATATGCTCAATGAGGAACGTTCTTTTTACCACTCTCGTTCCATCTTCACATACTTGTGAAACATGCAAATACATTTTCCCATCTTTAATAAATGGAATAATAAGTATGCTCTGCAAAAACTTCCACTTCACAAAATGCTTATTAAAAAATGCAACTGCATGAGCCTTGATTTTACTCACTGTATCATCCCTTTCTGTGATATAATATTTTCAAAAACGGAGGAATTAACATGCTTCTAAAAATCGAAAGAATAATATTAAAGAAAATATCTAAAACGAATTTTTCAATCAAACTTTCCGATATAGGTAAATTTGATGGAGAAGATGCATGCCAAGCGTTTTTGGATTTACAGGATAGAGGATATGTAACGAAAGTAAACACATCTATGGATAGATCGAGTTTTAGCTTCATAGTTACATCCAAAGGCAGATTCTACAAAGAATATCTTTTCTTGGAATTTTTGAGAAATATCCTCATTCCTTTTATTGTGGCTTTGATTACAGCAACTGCTACATATCATTTAGAAAAAGTAGCAGATAGCTATTCCGACAGCGGCACCAGCCAATGCGCTTACGAGTTGGATTCCACCGACAATGAATGGCTCAAACTTATCGAGTAAGTCACGCTTTTGCCGAAATGTCATTTTTTTCACCGTCTCACCTCTTTTCCATTTCTTTTGCAATATTATAATAACGCAATAGAAATATAAAGTCAATAACAAATTATTGCTTTTGTGATATTTTTGTGATAATATTATTGCAGAAAGGTGGTGAAGACTTGAGTGCAGTAAACGAACGCTTAAAATCTTTAAGAATATCATTAGGAATGAACCAAAAAGATTTTGGAGAAAGAATTGAAGTTGCGCAAACTTATTTATCTCAAATAGAAAAAGGGGATAGACCTGTTACCGACAAAATTTCAAAAATTGTTTGCTTACAAAATTGGAATGGTAAAAGCGTAAATGAAGAATGGTTCCTAACTGGAAACGGTGAAATGTTTGTTCCGGAAACTAAAGATGAACAAATTACAAGATTGCTTTCAGATGTGCTAAAGAAAGAAAATAGTGATTTTAAAAGAAGACTTGTAACTGCATTATCAAAACTTGATGATACCGGTTGGAAATACCTAGAAGATTTTATTGATTCTATTTCAGAAAACAAATAAGAAAAAGCCAAGGGCAATGCGCAAACCCTTGGCTTTCTTTCTATTCTAATAAATTTTTAACAAATACATATATAATTCTTAACCATTTTTCATTGTCGCAATTCGCGACCATTTCAGTTATTTTTTGTTTGTAAAACGCTTTGGCTTCATTGCACTCTTTTTCCCCCATATTGATTTCCTCCAATCATTCCGCACTTCCGATAGCGATACACAAATTATAGAACTTATGTTCGATAACGTCAACCCCATTTGACAAATTGCTACAAATTACAAACTCGTTTGTAGTTGAGGGACAAGAAAACGCCTTATCCCGCCCCTCAGCCAGAACTTGAAGTGCCCTTATCGGACAATTTTATTTTACAAATTTTCCCGCAAACATTCAATTTCTTTCGGTCGCAAGTTTCGACAGGTAAATTTCTTATTGTCGCAGAATGTCGATTGATTAGTTTAAATTTTGTTAAAAAATTAATTACTGGTTGAAAATTATGCATCTGCCAGTTATCTGTGATGAATTTTAAGTGCATAATTTTCCTTTCTGCCCGTAGGACTGTTATTCAAAAGAGCCGGCTACACAACACATGGTCGTGTAATCGGCTCTTAGGCTCTTGATTTTATTATATTTCTACATAGGTTTTCTTTTGTGCCAAGTTGCCTCATTTTTTTTGTAAAACAGCGATTTAACGAAAAAAGTCCAAATTCAAAATAGTTCTAATCAAATGATATTGTTTCATGGTGCTGTTAACCAAACAATGCTTCAAATATTTGTAGATTCAAGTAACAACCTCATAGCATCTTATAGAAGTGCAAACATGGGTGACGATAAATGGCATAATATCAAAATTGGCACATTTTCATAGTTATTTTAAACGGGTTATTGAAATATAAGATTCACTTACGTTTAAGGTAGCACCACTATTCTGATTTGCATACAGTCCAATTTTGTCTCCACTATGTAAGCTAAGTGCATTTATGGTCTGACATTGTATACACGTTTGTACTGGCGATGGTAGAGCAATCGTATTTGCGTTTCCACGAGTTGCGAGCATATTTGTTTTTTTGTCAGTTACTTTTATTGATACATCACGATAACCAACACTGGCGGCAGCAAATGTACATTGAGAACGGACAAGATATAGTCCATCATCCTTAACCTCTAATTGATTGACTAATGTCTGCGTGTTATTTGGAATGCCTACCTGGGTTCCGTGAATACTTGATGTCTGAGCCTGCATTACATTATTTATATGGTTCGTTAAACCGCTGTTTAACGCCATAAGCTGTTGCGCTATAGTTTTTAGCGAACCACTTATTCCTTCCAAATAATTGACTGTTTGCCAACCACTACTTTCCTCTACTATGAGCTGATCGTCTTCTGTACCAACGACTGCTAATTCCTGTGAAAGTGGAATACTTACTTTTTTCATCATTTCATCAATAGCTTCTATTGCATACGCTCCAATGTCCACAGGCGTAAGATTAACATTTCCACGTCGGTAAGATGTTTCTTTCGCTCCTTTGATTCCAGTTACAGGTGTCCCCGCCAGCACATCCCACTTGCCATCTGACGTCTTATAGATGTTCGCTCCGGCCGGAACTGTATTCCCGGCTCCCTCTTTAAAATCTGCGGTGGTCGTAAATTCGTCTGAAATATTAAACATCCACCCTGTGCTAACATCCGCAAGTGCCGGAAGATCTGCAAATGCAACTGTTCCGTGTGGCTGCAATCCACCTTTAAGTCCTTCTGATATGTCTTTTGCCTGCTGATAGTAATACTTGGCATTGTCAGAATCCTCGCCCTCTCTGCTTCCTGTACCACCAACACCATAACTCTGTGCTTTGGTTGCACTATCTGCTGCAGATTCGGCTTTACCGATGATCTCTGTTGCCTTTTGAGTTGCAATATCTGCTTTTTCGGCTGCTGTATCAGCTGACTGACTGGCGGATGATGCTTTCTCCGTGGCTGTGGCGGATGATTCACTGGCGGATGTCTCACTGACTTTTGCGTTGCTTTCGGATGCCGCTGTAGCTGACTTCGCTGCCGCTGTCTCGGACGCCTTGGCATTGTCCTCTGATTTTTTTGCAGCTGTTTCACTGGCTTTTGCGGCATTCTCACTTGCTTTGGCGTTTATTTCAGACATTGCCGCTGCCTGCTGGCTTGACTCTGCCTTTGCTACTTCCACCTTAATTTTTGCAAGATAGTTTGGCTCCAAGTGTTTTTCCTCGATGCTACCCTCTTTGACGATGGCAGACACTTTTCCATCCTTATCAATATAAAAAGCTACCGTATCAGAATTAAGGAACTCATACTGTGTAATCAGTGCCGACAGGTCTATGTACTGCTTCGTACCATCGATCAGAGTCAAAATAATCTGCTGTGTAGTCGGGTTATAATCGAAGTTGATCGCGATCTTCTCCATCTGCGTATCGATCATAACTTTGGAACCGTTCTTTTTCGTGATTGTGATAATTCCCGTCGATTCCTCGAATGTCACGTCTGCAACAAGAGTTGCTACCTCTGTTTTCGTGGCTTTTGTGGTATCAAGAGTGATTACACGATCATCAATAACGCCAATAGCTGCGTCCATTTTGTTAAGATTGCTTTCATTAAGCGGTGTTTCATCACTCGGGTAATTCTCCCAATTAATAGCACTATGCGCTTTGTTCATGGTCCTCACTCTCCCTTTCCTTTGCAAGCTTCATCTGCTCCCGTTCGGCTATAACATGTCTGTTTGCTTCTTCCTTAATCTGCTGCAGAATATCCTTAAACACTAGGTACTTAGCTTCGATTGGGACATCCTCACACAAATTTGCATAATTTATAATGTCGTTTTCAAATTCCCGAATTTTTGCATTTATCATAGATTTTCCACCTTTTCCTTTAACTGTTCTATCTCGTCATGCTGCAACTGCACTGTGGCAACCAGATCAGCAATCAGTTCCGTATATTTCAGTCCGTAATACTTTTTCCCATTGCTGTCTGAAAACGTTTTTGGACAAATATTCCACCCTTTTTCCGCTTTTTTCAAAACATCCTGTGCAATAAATCCATGATGGAACCCATCTTTTTCGAAATTATAACGATACGATTTTGCTCTTAAAGAATAAATAAACTCAGATGATTGCTTTTTGCTTAAATCTAAAATTGTGTTTTTTATTCTTTTGTCAGATCCATTAATTACTCCACCTCTGAATCCACCTACTCCGGTATCTCCGTCTAAATGGATCATCATGTGGTCATTATCGTTTGCGCCTTTATGCAATGAAACCTGATTATATTGAACCGTACATTTATGAACAGGACTTTCAAGCGTCCCTTCCACTGTTCGAAATCCATCCGTTCCCATCTGTACAAGTGTTCCACTGCGTTTAAATTCAATAAGGTTTTCTACAGACTCTTCCGCTTGAATATGCATATATCCCCCGGTCATTTCCATAGAACCTTTTAATTCAAGCAGTTTTGCTTTGATTTTTATGCCCTCGGCTGACTGGTTGATTTCTGAAATGACGCTGTCTCTTGTAACTTTGCTTTCGATCCCCTTTGATGTCTGCGTAATCGCACTAGACATATTGGATGAAAGCTGCTTAAGCGTGGTTATCAATGTCCATTTATATTTACCGCTGTTAATTCCGCCATCCGGATCGCAGCCATACAATTTTCCACTATCCTGATCTAAAAAACTGCGTCCATTATATTTGGATGATGCAGGGTAAGTATCTTGGGGTTTTCCAAAACCATAATAATTAATATCATAGCCATCAATATTCCATGCCTTCAACGAAGCACTGACTTCTGACCGTATCTTAGTTGCAGTTACCTCTATCTTTCCGGACAAATCGCCCTCTGCTTTGCTTGCTCTCGTAACTTCCGCTGTAATCTTGTCCTCATTAATTTTAATAGCTGCTGCAAGTTCAACTTCCTGTCCCTGTGCCCTTTTAACTTCTGCTGTAATACTGCTCGCATTTTGCGTGATTCTCGATGATAAACCATCCGTTGTATTTTTAACTTCTGTGCGAATTTCGGTTGCGGTCTGCGTGATCTGTGACTGCAATCCCTTCTCAACATCAGTTATCGTGCTCTGTGTCTTTTCAATGGTTCGCTCCAACACATTGCTCTTGCCTTTGAGCTTTAAAATACTTTTCTGTATTCCGTTCGCCCCGTTTGTCCGGTACTCTTCCCCATCCGCTTCCAAATCATCACGCAAAGCCTGTATACCTTTCAGGGTTCTTTTCAGAATATAGGACTCGATCAGTTCATATCTGGTCGGCAACCGCACTGCATCCCCGACCTCAAGACACGGATTTCCTTTGCAGTCCGCTGTAAACGGTCGGTAAACAATCCCTCTGATCTTGGAAAGAATATTTTTTGCAATGCCTTTCAGTTCTTTTGTGCCTTTTCCATAGACAAGAAAATTATCCTCGATCACATAAGCATTGTCTCCGGTGCCTACGATCACGCCAATATCATTCTTCTGCTCCCTGATCTGTAGCTTATCAATGGTTTTGACAAGATAATCTTCATATGTGGCAGTAACATAGAATCCTTTTCCTATCTGCGTACTCTTTGGATCGCGCGGAAACAGATCATCTGCCGGATAAAGGTCATTTCTCGGATATAATCCCTGTATCTCCTGTTCCAGATAAATATAATGAAACTTCCCGTCGCGCCCCATGTGCCCCATACAGCCATTGATCTCACAAATACAGGACAACACTTCCTTGCCACTCATAGATTCGCCTATGATGCTCGATTCCTCTGTATCAGAACTTGTCTCACTGGATGGCGTGACCGCAACTGTTTTCTCAATAGACATGTTGTCATTGATAAGATCAATGTCAGCCTGCTCAATCCCGAAGTACTTAAAAAAGCTGTCCCGGAATTGCTTCATTGTGACCGGATCATAAACTGTAACAGTCGTAGTTTTTCCATCTTTATCTTTCTGCTGCTCTTTATGGGATGGAAAGACAGTGTTATACCATGCTGCCACATCTGCATTTAAAATGTCATAAAGAGCATCATATGCGACAACATCACGGCACGTCCTGTCTGCCGTAGGCGTATCAGAATCAACCTTATATCTCCCGAACTGAAATGGAACATCTGTATGTCCACCAAGAGACATCCTTACTGTCATCCATCTGCCCTTCATTGGCAAAAATGTATTTGACACCGTGAATTTAATCATGGCGGCTTCGCATGATCCAAACGTCAATTCCTGTTCCGAACACAAACTTTCTGTCAATTCGAATTTTTCTTGGTGTAGTTCTGTATTTGTGATATTGATTTTTCCGTCATCAGATACGATGGATAATTGCTTATCGACCGTATCTTTTTTGAACAAGTCGCCATATTTATAATTAACCACCATACACACCCCCTATGAAAGCAAGCCGAACTGAATTGTAACGAATTATTCCATCATATGTTCCGTATATCGTAGGCTGAAAATCTGCCATATAACCGTACTGTGTCACATAATCGTCATATTCCGGGATATACGCTGTGATATAGCAGGCTCTCCCTGTCGCATTTGTGAACTGGCTTCTAATATTGTTTAAAACCTCATTGAAAGTCTTATTTGTCAGCATAGCTGGGGTTTCAAATTCGACCTTTAACGCCTTTAACTCCACGGCATTTCTATGCAGATAGCCGTTGGCGTCTGTATAATCGTCCAAATCCTGCATGTTGACATATGGACTGTATGTTTCTGCTTTCATAAACGACATCGGCACTATGTAATTGCCAATCTTTAACAGCCATCCGCTGTACGCCATATTTCCACCACCTAACTGTTTGGGTTTGCGGCTGTCTCAAATGACAGTCGGTAAAATTTGTGCAAAAATAGCACCTGCCACCAATTTGATAGATGCCACTTCTTTTTCTTGATCTATTTTGTAATTACTTCGATATTGGGCGATTTAATCACAATTTTCTCCGGTGTGTGAATTACTTCCGTGTTCCCATATGTAATCCTGATTTCTAATTTGTTCATAAAATCCCTCCTAAATTTCATACTCCGGGTATGCTGCTTCCCAAACATCCCTATGATAGGTATTTACCTCTCCATAATTTGCATCAAAAATCTTTTTCACGCCATATCCAAGTTCAATGCTCTTTTCTTTGAGTTTTCGCCAATTAAATGTTTTCCAGTCCACACCGTTCATTGCTGCAACACGCTTAATAGAATACCAGTTTTTGCTATAATCAAGTTCCTGTTGTAACTTTTCCTTTTCTTCTTCCGCTGCTATTCTAGCAATTCTTTCTTCTTTCAGCTCCGTCAATATCTTAATACCAAAGTCTGGATTGCTTAAAATATTATCAATTACCTTATCCGTAGCATACATACCATATTTCCGGATGCTTGGAATGACTTCCATTGCGAGCCAGTTCTGGAACTTGTCCGCCGTTTTGTTGCTTGCTTTCATACCAAGGCGATAAAAAAGCGGTTCTGGGATATAATCGTCTTTCCCAACAAGTTGGGAAAATCCAAACTCTATACAATATCCATTCATCGTCTCCCATCTTACATATGTTTTTCCGTTCTTTTCCTGTGTCCAGCCAAATCCTCTAGCTGTATCCTCTGCATTGATAGAAATACTTCCGTCCTCATTTAACATTGTTCGTGCTGAAAATCCAAGTTCTGGATTATTAAAAACTTCAATGTTATTTTCCTTAACTTTAGTTGCAAGAGCTGTATATGCCATACTTTCTATCTCCTAAATTTCCGAGCCTTACATTTCGCAAGGCTCAACCTTTAAATTCACGTGCGTTAGGAACATACCCTAACAGGAGTTACACGCTATATATTCAATCCATTTGGATGAATTTTCAAACAAAAAGACCACCAAAGACTGAATCTCTCCAATCTCTGGCGGTCACGAATCCGCACCTATTCCTCATAGGCTTGCAGGACGTCCTAAATTCTTTAGGTCTTACCTGCGTGATTTTTAATTATTGAAATTATATATTTTCTATGTGTGTTTGTCAAACAAAAGTCTCAACTATGTGCTTTCTGTTTTCCTGCACTTTTAAGTGCTTTCCATTGTGGATCGTTGCTTATCTATAAGTCTGTAAATGCCGTCGCACTCTGACAGTTCCTTATCATTCAACCCTGCCATAAATACTACCGCACACCGCAACCATCTTTCATCGTCACATTCTGATGAAAGCCGAATAAGCAATGATCTGTACTGCTCAATTTGGCTCGGTAAATAAGTTCCATCCTTTTTTATGATTTCATTTCTGAAAATGTCCTTAAGAATTTCGCTGGCAATATCAACCTCATCGAATTCGTTCGGCAGTCCTAGCAAATTCATGGCTGATGTTACCACTTTGCGAAAACCAATCGGAGAAAAATTATCAATGTCCGTTTCGGTACTCCAACCACGGTTATACTTCATCCTCTCGATTTCCACAACATGATTCACTTTCTCCATCAGCGCGTCACTATTAAGTATCGTTCTTACAATTTCTTCAATGCTTCTCATAGATTTTACCTTCCTTTCGTTTGCTGTTTGACAACCATTCCAAAAAGCGGTATAATCCATGTATCAACCGCTTTTGGTGGCTGTGTTGAATAAAGCGTTTAACTTGTCTAGGGTTGGAACGCTTTATTTTTTGTTGATTTCTTCTTTCACTTTTCTAATCCCCATGTTGATAACATCCGTTCTGCTTGTTTTTAACTTATCCGCACAATATTGCAAATCCTCTGCTTCTGCTTTTGTAAGTCTCAAATCAAGCCTAACATTTTTAGGATTATCAGTAAGTTTCTGTCCTTTTTTTAATGGAGACACATAATCACTTCCTCTCTTTTTGATTGCACGTGCAATCTTTATGCCTTAATAATACATGTACGTGCAAAGAAAGTCAATACTATTTTGAAATATTTTTCAAAAAAAGAAGCGCATCACTGCGCTCCCTCTTTTATACCCGCTTTGACTTATTATTCTATTTGTCTGCTCTTCCAGTAAAATATACTTCTGCATGATCGTATTTCCCATAGCAATCAAGCTGATCTGAAATAGTTTTCCCTGGTTTAATCTCACTGTCTGAATCTGTAATATATGTGCTGTTGTAATTTACCACATTATTACTACTGTCAAAAAATATTGCATACGCACTTACAAAAATCGCCGGATTTGTGCTGTTATTGGTCACGGATACAGTCACGTTTTCATCATTAAATGTCTGTTCAACGGATAAATCATTTACAACCGGTTTATAATATGGGTTTTCGTCATAATCTAAGGTATAATCCACCTTGTCAATTCCGGACACACTATCAAAATAGAAAACACCAATAGATGTTTCTCCTGCCCCCAATACATCAATGCTCATGTCGGCGGCTCCTATTGAATTCCCGCTTAAATCTTTGGCTGTAGCGTTTCCAGAAATTGCGACATCCGTGTTTGAATTATTTGTTACAATCAAAAAATCTAATGTGTCTCCTATTGTGTTTTCGTACCGATACTCTTTTACCAAAAAATCAGAATCAGAAACTTCTTCTCTTGTCGCTTCCTTGTTATCTACCGTACTAATAGAAGAAACTTTTTTATTTTGCTCGGTAGAATCAGCAACTGCATCGTTGTTTTCTCCGTTTCCGCCAAATATGGCAATCAACAGAATTACAACTATAACCACCGCAACAAACCACTTTGTTGCCCCACCCTGCTTTTTTCTGCAATTAGGGCAAATTTTTGCTTTAGCTGGAATCTCCGTCTGACAGTATTTGCATAATTTTGTTTCACTTTTTTCATTCATAGCTTTTCCTCCCGCCACTTGTAATAAAATGATTCTACCACAAGTGGTGGTATTTGTCATTATAAATCCAGTTCCTTTTTTATATCTTCAATCGTCTGTTTTGATGTTTCTAGATATAAAGGCAAATCTTCTACTAAATGTTGAAACTCTATATCTGTTTCTGGTGTATTCATTGTTTTTAATATGTCATTTTTCTGCTCATCATTGATATTGTTATTTTTTTCAAGTACATCGCAAATTTTTCTTATTGCATTTCCAATTCCAATAAGTGAACTCGGTACATTATATACCTTACATCCGCTTTCCAATTCATCTATTCCGTCATAGATACCAATAATTACTCTAACATTGTATTTTTTATCATACAACATATTTCCAAACCAACCCTTAAAGATTTCTCCCTCAATTTCAAAATCAAAAACACCTTCTGAAAATTCATATCTTTCATAGAGTTTAGAAAATTCTTCAAATTCTTTCTTACTTTCAAAACTCATATCTAAAGTATACATTCTACTTTCTTTTACAAATTTTTTTACTGAAAATTCTTTTCCATCACATAATAATATAGCCATAAAATCCTCCCATATTGTTTTTTTGAAAACATTATATCATAGCATGAGAGGATTTCAACTATTATCCCCAAACAGGATCAAATGCCGCACTATCTCCATATCTTCTTTTGGCTTCGCCTTTATATACAGATTTAGCCGCATTAAATACATCATTATTACTTAACATTGGTTTTTTCAAAATTTCTGACAATAATTGATTTTGCTGTTTAAGTAACGCAATTTCCTGCTGTGACGTACTGTATACAGCATCACGAATACCTGTGATCTCCTGCCCCCCAGCAACTGCTGTCTTTCCTCCAACTGTTCCAAGGATTTCCGGTACGCCGTTTTCTCCTGCCATAAACATGCTGTACTGTTTTGGAAAACCTCCTGCGGCGAACGTTGGGATTTTTCCAAGGTTAATATTGCCAGCTTGAATTATTTCTTTTCCACCAATATTTACAGAATCCCATGAAAAAGACAGTTTTGAATTAAGCCACGTTGCAAAATTATTCCATACCTGCTTAATTCCTGCAACAGCATTATCAAATGCCTGCTTCAATCCGTCAGAAATGCCACTGAATGTCCATTTGTCTTTCGTAAAATACGGTGCGACATGATTTGTCCACCAAGAACCAATTCCAGATGTACTCCACCAGTTACTAAATTCGTCCCATTTTTCAGAAAGACCTTTTTTCATTCCGTCTCCCTGTTCATCCCATTTTTCTTTTGTAAACCAAGGTTTTACATGATTTTCCCACCAGTTATATATTCCTGTCTTTTGCCACCAATCAGAAAACTCATCCCATTTAGCAGATAATCCCTCTTTTATTCCATTTCCTACTTCCATCCACTTTTCTTTTGTGAACCACGGGAAAATATTCTCCTGAATGTAAGTTAAGGCTTCATTCCACTTTTCTTCTATTTTACCTTTTATTTCTCCTATTTCTGTCTGTATTGAAAGCTTTTTTTCTCCCCAATATTCTTTTACATCTTCCCACCATGAAGAAACATCCTCTAAAGTTGTTGTTAATTTATTGCGAACGGGTAGTTCTACATTCAATCCCCACCATTCTTTGACATTGTCTTTGAACTCGGAAATCTTCTCTTGTAAATTTGGAAGAACAACATTTGCATGTAAATCAACATCTTCCAATCCGTTCAGTTCTTTCCACTCATCTATCCATGTTTTTAAGCTAAATTCGCCATCAAATCCATTCTTTTTCTTCCATTTATCAAAAAATCCAGTAAGTTCAGTAGTGTTTGGAACATTTAAGCTTAATGGAACTTCTTCGTTATATTCATTAACTGCTTTCTGGAAATCATCTAATGATTTATAATCTTGCTTTTTAGGAATATTTTTCACAAAATCATCTAACTGTTTGCTCCATTCAGCCGTTTTATTGTGTAGTGCTCCTCCGCCAAAGATATCTATTCTTTCAAATGGATTTATAAAAAATTTCTTTATGCTATCCTGTATGTATTGTGTGATTCCACCTCTATTTAGTGATTCCATAAGCTCATGCTTATCTTTGTTCACGCTTTTCTTCCCAATCGTAAAAGAAAGCGTTGCCACTACTACAGCAAGCGAAATAGGAATTGCATATGATAGCAATGATTTTACCGCCGTTTGACCAAAAGCGGCTGTGAATTTCGCTCCTATTAATTTTCCAATAGTCTCCTTGAGAAGTTTTCCTGTTAACAGTTTGCCTGCAAGTTTCAGAGCAAATGCTCCAAGAAGAATTTCAACTGTCTCAATATCAATGTTTGAAAGAAAATCTTTTACGCCTTTCCAAACATCAGACCACTTGATATTTTCTATCATGGTCTTAATTGTCTTGTAAACTCCCTGTACCCAAGTATTTATATCTTCTGCAAGTGCTTTAAAATCAAATGTTTTGAAGAATTTATTTATTCCCTCTGCCAGTGATTTCCCAAGGTTTGACCAGTCAAATGTCTGACCAAAGGAAAGTGTGGCATAAATCGCCGTATTCAGTGCTCCGGCAATCGTTTTACCAACATTTCCAAATAATCTCGGATTGATAAGACCATTGAGGAAATCTGCCAAGCCTTTGCCGAAATTTCTTGCCTTGGAATAAATCTTATCCCAGTTGATAGACTCCATAGCTTTTGATAAGGCATCACTGATGTATTTTCCAAGTTGTTTCAGATTTTTAATATCACTTTCGTAATTTTTGAAAATGGTATCAGTCTTGACGAGTTTACCGCCGCTAGCTCCACCGGATGCACCGCCGCCGGAACCGCCCGAACCTTTTTTGCCCGAACCATCATTTGTGGTAATCAGTTTCAATTCATCAAACTGACGGACGCCCTTATTCATCTTGTCGATGTTCTTTGCCGCCTGTCCGGTATTGTCAGCAACATCGCCTGCGCTCTCTGCCGCATCTGAAAAACTATCTGCAAGACCTGCACCGGAATCCTCATATTTCCATCCGAAGATTGCGCCTAAAGCGTTTGTAACCTTTGTAACAAAGCTGATAACAACCAGTAAAACGGAATTGAGTGCTTTTACGAATGGTTTGAAAGCATTGATTAATGCTCCACCAATAACACTGCCAAGCTGTTCGAACGACTGTTTTAAAATTCTGATCTGGTTCGCCCACGAATCAGCAGTACGCGCAAAGTCTCCCTGTGCTGTCTGCGTATTGGCAAGGACGTACTGATACCGGAGCATTGTCTTTTCAGCCTGTGACATAGACTCGATATCAGAATCTAATCCCTGTTTCATCGCCCACTCTTTAAGGGTTGCCTGTGTAAGATCAAGACCGTAATCTCTTAATGGACGTGTCTGTCCGGTAAATATTGCAGCTAAATCCTGCGACACAACATCCTGATCTATGTTATACAGAGATGCCATATCAGCAGTTAATTTTGTTAAATTCAAAGACACATCAGCCATGGAATCAGACAAACCAATATAGCCATCTGTCTGCTTATTCAAAAACTCATTGGCTTTCTTTATCAAACTGCTGTCAATTCCCATGGCTGTTCCCATTGCTTGGAATCGGCTTGCCGTCTGTTTCAATGTCAGTTCTGACATACCAAACTGACGTATAGAGTCCTGTGCAAACTCATTGACTTTTTTTGACATGTCACCAAAAGTAACATCAACAACGTTCTGAACCTCTGTTAATGCCGATGATATGTCGATTGCATTTTTTATTCCTCTGATCGCTCCGTACAGACCAAGATAAATCCCCATAGAGGATAAAATCTGTCTTGTGAATGACTTGAGTCCGATCAATGCTTTTCCTGTGGATGTCTTAAATCCAAGGAAAGAACCGGAAAGACTACTGATGCTGGTATTTAATCCGGAAATTGCACCGCCAGACCTGTTGGAAAGATTGCCGAGTGCCTGCGTCATCTGAATGATATTCGAAGATACATTTGGTGCTTTTGAAAGCGTCTCAAACAGGTATTTGAGATTGTCAGCAAGCAAAGGTATATTAGTTACCGCACGACCGCTTGCAACGCTTCCAAGCCTTGATATGGACGTTACAAGATTGCTCATATTGGTCATATCAAAATTCAATGCACCTATCTTGTTCATTTGACGTACAAAGTTTTGTAACTGTGCAGAAAGAGCCGGTAAATTCTTTGTCGCCTGTGTAGATGCCTTGCCACCAATTTTTGACAGTGCCGACACCATGCTTGTGAGTCCGCTTGTATCAACAGCTTTAACACTTGCTATTCCAGATGCAAGATCTCTCACAGCAGAAGATATTCCGTGGATAGAATTTGCATCAACACCAGAAAATTTATTGAGTGCCCGCACCATTGATGCGATTTCCGAAGATTTACCACCTTTGAATCCGGTAGCCGCATCGGAAATGCTTCTGATTCCGCTTGCAATATTTGAAAGTTTTGCAGTGTCAAACGATATGCTTTCCCGGAGCCTATTCATGCTGTTTACAAGGCTTTCTATGGAATTACTTGCTTTTGCAGAGTCAGCTTTGATTTTTATTTGTAATTCATCAATGTCTGCCATATATGCACCAACTTTCTATGCAAAATAAAAAGACGGTAGGCTGTGACACCTTACCGTCCTTGATCTACTCTTTTAATTTTTCTCTTGTAACCGGTCCGCATTTCTTATCTACTGTAATTCCGACTTTTTTCTGGAATGTTCCAATACCGGTCGCCGTATCATTTCCAAGAATACCGTCCACATTACTGTTTCCCTTTTTATCTTTTTCATCAAGGCATCCGTGATAAATAAGCTCCGTCTGAAGCCATCTCACATCATCCCCTCTCATGCAAGGGAATTTTTTCTTTAAAATCCTTGCAGGTTCCGGGTATGGGTTTAAATGATCTTTTACATTTTTTCTAGGGTTTCCGCTTGTCACAATCGCTGTATGACCTTTGGTTTTTGTGACAAGAACATCTCCATTGTAAAGAACCATGCCTGCAACATACTCTCCAATATCATCAAACATGCCGCTCGCAAGCAATACAGATCTTTCATTTGCTGTAGTGAAATTACCAACATCTTTTCCAGTTGCATGAATAATGCATGCCCGTACCGTTGTGCCGCAATCTGCTTCTGTTTTTACTTTTGAATTAATACCATATTTGACAATTCCAAGCCTGTGCCCCTGGCAATATCCGATATTGCCATTGTTGCAAGCCGTGATCATCGATCCTGCCAGATCGTCAGCCATTTCTTTTGTTTTTGGTCTTAACACAACCCATCCTTTTTTATGAACATAAAAGTTTTGCATACTTACTTCTGTTCCTGTCTGATCTCCCGGTCTCCCACCGGTCAATTTCCCATTTTCATCATGTCTTGCAGATCCAATTCTAATTGACATATTTATACCTCCAAGTTCTTTTCTGGTTTTGGATGGCTCAACTCATAGTTTGACTGCATAATTTTGAGCTTTGCCACAAATAGCTCTCTCTGTTTCTTAATTTCTTCTTCCGTCATTTCCGAATCATCTTTCCCTTGTTGCTCATTAATTGGTTTTTTAATATACTTTGATTTTGCTTTTCGTCCGGCAAGGCAATGTTCTACTGCCACCGATACCGCAGACAATCCGTATGTTCCAAACCACATCCACATCTCATCGTCTCTTTGCTTTTTATCTAAGTTGTAAGCATCCGCATAAGGCTGTAAATCAGTCGGACAGGACGTGTCTATGTCATGCACAGTAAATCCGTACCCCTTTGTAACTAAAAGCCAAAACGGGCGGATTTCCGTGCAATACGTTTCCCATGTAAGCTCTCTCTGTTCTTCTACTTTTTCCTCGGAGTTTTCTTCGCCGCTTCTTTCTGCTCTGCTTTGAGCAGTTTTGATAAAAAACCATTTTCAAGTAACTCTGCTAAAAGTGCATTGTAAAGTGCCTGAACATCTGCATCTTCTCCGTCAAAGTAGTCATCCAGCATGGCATATACTTTTCCAAGCTGCTGTTCCTTTTCTCCCTCATTGTCCGGATTGTATCCAAGTTCCTCTTTGTGAAACTTCTGCGCGCCTACAAGGATTAACTCTGGAAGAAATAAAAGGATTTCGTCAACCGCTTCGATATCTTCCATCTGGTCTAATTTTGCTACTTTCTTGATAATTCCGCTTTTCACGGTTGCTTCATATCCAAACTTGATCTGTAATTCTTTCTCGCCAAATTTTAATTTTGTCATTTTCTTTCCCTTTCTCCCTCTCATATAGGGAAAGGGCAGTCCGAAGACCGCCCTGTTCTTTTAAATTGTTTCTTCAAGCTCTGGCTCGGTTGTCTGGTTATCGTCAGCCGATCCAACCGAACTATTCGACTGACGTGTTATTCCCCCGGTGTAAAAGCTACAGCGGTGTCCATGCCCTTGTATTCTTCAATGGTAAGATTCATTTCAACCGTCAAAAGTTCGTTCTGACCAATCTCCGGCTGTGGAATCTGCTCTGGCGGCTGAGCCACAACAAAAAACGCGTCGGTAAATCCCGGGATAATAGTTTCAAACCACATTCTTTTCCCGCCGGAAAGCGCCTTATACGCCGTGATAAGTGCTTCCCACTCTTCCTTTGTGGCATCCGTAAGGTTTACCGTGATAGGGAAAGAGCCACCGGTATCTGCGCGACCCTTTACATATCTGGTAATAGCATCTTCTAATGCAGATGCGTCAATCTGTTCCGGCTCAATGTTGATACCGCCGATTGCGTTAATTCTTGTAAGCTGTTTAAACGATGTAGGCTTTGTTCCGGCTGTGGTTTCTGTTCCATAGCCAAACGTAATGCCTAACGTAGACAATCCTGCTTCTGCCATTTTTACCTCTCTTTCTACCGCCAAATAATGCGGTTATCGGGCGCATCTTTTTGCACCCGGTGCATAAAAAATAGAGCCTTTCGGCTCTTTTACATCAATCTGTCGTTGGCTCCGATTATCCGCCGGAACCTTGCAACGCTTCTAAATTTTTTCTCACTGTCATTTTTAAACTCCGGCATTGCTGTGATTTGAAATCGCATCTGTTTAAAGGCATCAGCTAAAATAGCCATAATCCCTTTTGCATCGCTCTGCTTTGTGTTTGTAATGACGTCAACCTGTATTGTTTCCTGCACCGCATTTACGGATGTGCCCTCTAAATCTGCCCCACGTTCAAGCCCCGGCATCTCGTGAATGTAAATGGTCGGGAAAACAGGGTCTTTATCAAGGTTCTTTTCAACCGTTGTAAATGCAGTGTCAAAATTCATGCTTTTGTATTTTTTCTTGAGTTTTGGTTTGGCTATCGTTGCAACATTGGAGAAAATGTTTATTTCAAGGTCAAATACCCACTGGTTGTCTGCCATTATCCAAACACCTCCTTCGCTGTCTGTGTAACAATCTGCCGCAACTCATTCGCGGTCAGATACATGAATGGTCGGCTTGGCATTCCCTCTGTAAACCACCAATCGCCATTGTCGTCCTGATAAAACCATCCATATCTTTCATCTGAAATCTGATGTATAGTTTTTCCACTTGCATACTGCCACGAAACGCCATCCGGCAGTTTCCCTGGATAAGGATTTTGCTGTCCTACGGTTCCTGTTCCAAATTCAACAAACATTGCATGGTCCGTCCCGGCAACTACCGCCCATATCCCGCCTCCTTTGGTACTTCCCTTGTATTCTGAATGAATACTGGAAATCAATTCTGATGTGAATATTGCGTCAAGGTCAGCAATTTGTACTCTGGCAATCTCTACGCCCTTTTCCGCGAGTTTTTCTGCCAATAGCTGGCATTTATATGTCAAGCTGTTTTTATAGGCTCTAAGCTCTCGTATGGCGTTCTGAATAGACTTTTCAGACAGGCTCATTGTGATTACTTTCTTTCCCATGCCGCACCTACTTCACATTTTTTTGCAATAAGAACAAATCAACCGTCAATCCCTCGTCTGCGACACCTTTTACGATGTAATCAGCCGAATTTTCGTCAACGATTGTATTCTCTTCATCTTTGTACTTTACGTCTGATCGTTTCCATACCAAAGATCCGACGCTCAATGGAAGCTTTCCTTTGTCTTCTACGATCTGAACAAAATTTGTAGAGTTATCTACGCCAAATTCTTTTATAAGTGCTTCGCTCAACTTATTGCTGATTGAAGAATAAAAAACCACAGGCTTTTCATAACCTGTGGTATACTCTCCGGTTGTCTTCGGTATCTTGTTCCCGTCATCATCAAGGTAATAAATTACATTACCATCAGAATCCGTGTACGAAGAATATTCGATGTTACCATCATCATCCGTCACATATACCGGCACCTTGCCGCTTTGCTGCGAATAACTCATTTTTTGCTTATTGATCTCAAGCATTTCACTTCACATCCTTGCCGAACCGTTTCCACAGCTCAGAAAGCTTTTCCCATCCATACATTGCGACAAACGCAACAATAAATCCTGCAATAATAGCTGCCAAGATCATATACCATAAAATTGATGTCTGGATGTACTGCATGTATGCCACAAACGCAGCGACCGTGATTCCGATAGAAAGAACAAATACCAAAATGTCCGTTGGAATCTTAGAAAATACGCCTACACCTTTGATTACCTGTGTTACCACAGACACAACAAATGCCAGCGTACCAATAATCGCCAGAATAATTGTCATGTTAGCAATTACCGACTGTATAATATCCATGATTAAACCTCCTTTTCATCATTAAGACGGGTTTCTATTCCGTCAATTCTGTGATGAGCCGATTTCACACTTTCCTCCACCTTTATGATCCTGTTGTCATGAGAATTGATTTCTTTTCGCATCTCTGAAACTTCATTTTTGATCTCGGTCGTGTTGTTTGAAATGGCATCCAACTTCATGTTAATGCGTGTGTTCTCCCTCACGCGTTCTTCAAGATCCGTGTTGTCTGTCCTTTTGTTGCTCTTCAAGCCCATAAAGACGGAAAAACCAAGCGACAGCACGCTTATAATGATTGCTGTTGATATTTCAATCGTCAAATCATATACCGCCTTTCATTTTTATGGCACACCGCCCACCACCGCTCAATGTGTGCCGCCTGCTACGTTTTGCCGACGTCGGCAAAACGTAACGCACAATCTTCTAACCAGATGGAATCCCATACGGTTATAATGCTTTTACAAACGGAAATACTCCAACAAACAAGCTTTCCCTGTCTTTCCAGCTACGGCTTACGCCGTTTTCTGAATAACTTGCCATATAGGCTTCTCCTGCCTGTGAATGGTCGTACAAGGCTAAATTGACGATTACATCCTCAAACTGTTTCAAGTCTTCGGATATTTTTTCATCCGTGTAGCTTTCCGGGTAATTCCGCTTGCTTACCACTTCATTTCTTGCCTGCTTGATAAGCTGTTCGATGTAAGGATTATCTTCTTTCTGGTCGAACACGACAACATCAGAAGTAACACCATCTTCATCCGTAACGGTTTCAATATGAAATTGTTTCAGTCTGATTTTGACCTGCTCTAATGTTGTATATTCGTCCATTCTTCCCTACCTATAATCCGAACTGCTCGATCAAAATGCGTTTCAGTTCCGCTCCACTGATTTCTTCTGCACCCTCGATCCCATGTTCAGCGGCAAGTGCCTGTAAATCAGCAGTGCTCATTCTGTTAATCTCTGTCTTGGTGTACCCTCCGGAAGATTTCTCTCCCAGAACAATGTCCGGGATTTCATCTCCTGCTTTGTACCATTTTCCATTGCGCTTTACCGTGTATTCAGCAATCATACCGCACCTCCTACGCAACTTTCATGACAACAACGCTGTCCATGCCCTCAAAAGTAGGCAATCCGATCATTGACACAACGCAATGAGTGTTGATCGGATGATTTGTTGCGTATGTATACACCGAAATACCGGTTTCTACAATAGAAAGGTTTCCGTCTGTTAAACTTCCGCTTCTCTCTTCCGGTGTCTTTCCAAAGACATAATCTCCAAGGTACACGCCGGATGCCTGCGCTGAAATAACTCCTGTAGGAATAAAATATTTGGTGGCACCGTCTGCCGGGTCGATGTAAAGTTTGTCGTAAACTTCAATCCCGATGCCGTATCCTCTAAGATACTCTGTAACCTGCCCCTGCTGTAAACGAATACCTCCATTGTAAGCAGTAATTCCAAGCACCTGTTTCTTTGTGTCTTCTGCCTTAAGAACCATCTCCCACGTTTCTGTATTCATGCTAAAACGTGCAAGGGAATATCCGGTTTTCTTTGCAAACTCACGTTTAATCTCGATAAGGTCATCAAGTGGCGTTGCTGTTTCTGGTGCAGACCATTTATCAGTATCGCTTCCGGAAATATCCTTGTAATGATCTCTCTTGTGCGCCACTCCATTGTCCGAAGTATAATCAACATAGAAGCTCTTGCCACCAATTGTTACCTGTACTCTTGGAATACCATCAGATGGTGCTAATAACTGCCAAATCTGGCGTTCCGGCACTACTCTTGCGCCCTCAATCAGCATCATCGGTTTTTTGCTGATTTCTCTAAGCACCTGGTTTGCCATGTTGGAATTTTCTGCCGACTGGTAATTTGCATACTCCTGCTCTTCACGCTCTGTTACCATGTAAGATTCACGGTAGAAAGGCATCTCGTTCTGAATATCCGAAAATCCACCGACATCTCTTAACTCTGCCTGCGCATCAAAATTGGATGCCTTTAAGGATACCGGAAGACCGTTTTTCCCTTTGATAAATCTAAGTTCAAGGCTGTCCTGTTTTCTGGTTCCAAATTTCTGTCTACCTAAGTAAGGTGCAGAACCAAGCGTTTTTTCATAATTATTCCACATAACCACAAGACTTCTTGCGGTAAATGCTTCTGCTAATGGTAATGCCATTCTCTAATACCTCCATTTTTTAATCAAAAAAAGTAACACGCGGTGTTGCTGCTTTTGCAGTTGCTTCCACGGTCACTCCGTTCGCTGTTACCTTTGCGCTGTCAATAGAACCCTGATATACATAAGTTCCAGGCGCATCTCCCATTGTTACGTCAACATCTTCCAGAAGATACCCTTTGCAAGATTCGTCATTGCTTGGGAACGGTGTCCCTGCCTTTGCAATCTTCTTTCCGTTTGCATCGGCACTTGACACCATTGTCTGCGGAACGATACACGCCGCACCCTCATAAGGAAAGAATTTTAAAATTCCTTTACTCTGTGTAAAGTCTCTTTCAATCGGTTTTCCCATAATTTACCTCCTATAAAACATAATGGTCTTTGGCTTCTGCACTTTCTGCAGGTTTGCCAAAACTGATTTTTTCTGCGTTCTCTACGTCCGCAGTTTTTTTATTTTCTCCACCTGCAGTACCGCCGCCCGGATTTTCAGAATTATTTGCAATCTCCTGTTCCTTTGCCTGCGCTGCCGCGGTTTCCTTTTCGGCTGTAATCTTTCCAAGAGCGTCATAATCAAGGCTTCCATTATCCTTGACAACGGATTTTGCCTGCTCTGCATTGATTTTTAACTTTTCCATCAATGCTTCGCGCTGGTCTCTAATGGCGTTTTTCTTCTGCATATCTGCAATCTGCTGATTTGCTGTCTCTAACGCCTTGTTTGCTTTTTCAAGTTCCGTGAGGTTTCCTGCTTCCATTTCATCCAGCTTTTTCTGCAACTCATCTGCGCTGTCTGCCTTTGCCTTAAGCTCTGCTGTTTTTGCCTGTTCTCTCTGTACGGAACTGCCGTAATCAGCAATGATTTTTTCAACATTTTCCTCACTGATACCCATTGCAATTAACTCTTCTCTTTTCATTGATTACCTCCGATATGTCTTTACGAATTTTTGCGGTGCAACGACACCGAATGACACTGTTGATTTTTACGCTCACAACTTTGCGAATTTTTATAAAATAAAAACAGCCACCGATTACTCGGTAGCTGTCTTATTTTGCTGTTTATTTAATTGGTTTACAATTTCCTGTGCTTTTTGTTCCTGCTCTTCTGCATCATCAATGGTTTTCCACAACGCATCTATATATGGCTTAGACAAGAGGAATGTCTTTTCAGCATCTCCCCAAAGCCCCACCGTTTTAATGGCAATAAGAGGATGTATGCCGCACTCTAAAAGCTGATATAGTGTTTGCGACTTTGTATACATATTGTCTTGCGGGCTATGATTGATTTGCACATCAAAATCCCTCATTGACAATTTCAAATCATTGTCCTTAACGCGTATTACATTTAAGACAACTTTTGCAAGTCTCTTCTCTGCCGATTTCACAATTGGGTCTTTTAATTTTGCTCTTGTCTTTGAAAAATCCCATCCAGCCCTTAATGATACTGCTCCTTGTGTATCTCCTCCAGAGTTTTGGGACTCTCTGTTTGGTATTGCTAATATTGCCAAGGCATTGTCCCACAAATCATCTTTTGCCACCTGACACTGGCTCTGATTTAGTTCCTGCGTCATAATCTCAACATCGGCTTTGTTATCCTTGTTATTGGACTTTACCGTCAAAGCATGGCTCATTTTCATCTCTTCAAACGTTTTTTTGTCGATTTCACAGTTCACAAACTTAACCCAGTACTGAACAAACTGCTCAATTCCATCCATTCTGTTTGACTGCATATTGTTTATGGCATCCAAAATACCTATGACAAGCTCAATATCAGAAATTCTCTCATGATTATTTGGAAACTCAACAATAGGTATACTTCCAAATGCATGCAATTTCCATTCAGAAACTACTCCGTTTTGAAGTTTACATGAATAGTTGTCCGTATAGCACAGTTTGTACCATCTTCCATCTTCGTCTTTAAGCTCCTGCACCGCAACCACCGGTTCTTCCGTACTCCGATTATAAATAACACAAGTATTCATCGGAGTAGGGGCAACAATCTGAAATGGTATTTCTCCATTTGAAAATCTCACAGCCTTAAAAGATGTTCCAGTTGCTGACTGCCACTCTCCTGCTTTAATGTCTTTTTCCTGTTTATTCGCATCCACAAGATAGTCATTCAGCGCATCCACTGCCCGATTAATTTCATCGTCATCTTTTCGACTAATAAACTGGATTGGTTCACCGTATGTCTGACCTACTTTGAACTGAACAATCTCATACGCATGATTTTCTACTATTTTGTTTGTAATATCAGCATTTTGTACCTTTAATCGGTATAAAATCGGCTGATCTCCTTTGTAATACCGCCATAGGTATTCTATGATGGTTTTGTTGTAATAATAATTACCTATGCAGTCTCCCACCACCTTGACAATATTGTCTGCTGTGATGGTTTCAACATCAGTATATAAAATTTTTCGCCCATAACAGCCCTTAACAAGATCTTGGAGAGATTTATTATTCATAATTGGCTCCTAAATAAACGTCATCCCACTGGATGTTGACCGGATTGTAAGAGATTTTAATTTCGTCTTTCCATTCTCCGGATAAAAAACAACTTTCTTGTGGCATTTCCTACATTCCACAGAAATGTTCATTGTTGAACGCCCATCGTGTGTGGCAACTTTTCTTCCGCAACGCGGGCAATATATTGTTTTTGGTGTATATACCATAAAATCCTCTTTTCTTTTCAAAAGAAAAAGCACCGGAGATTTCTCTTCGATGCTCTTTCAATGGGGGATGGTAAAGTGTTCAACTATTTGTTGACTTCTTCGATTATAACTATATCAGAAAAAAACCGGACATATCGGACAACTTTACTCTTTCATAAATCTATCGAACGCTTTTCTCACGCTATCTTCTGTGTTATTGCCTCCTATTTGGTCGGCAACCTTATTCCAAGATTGATTTTCTAAAAATCTAAGATTAATTATTCTTCTAATTCTGCTATCTTTTATATTTGCAATAAACTCTTCTACTTCATTTGTTTTTTCAAGAAGTTCGTTTTCCAAAATTTCGAGGGTGGTTTTTCTGGAATATAACAAGGTTTTTTTGTGCCTATATTCTGGCAATGGTATTCCTTCTATTTTAAAATGTTGGTTTCCACCATTTCCGCCAGAAACGCTATCAATAACCGTTCCTTCCTGCTCAATTTTTTCTATGTATTTTTCAAGCTTTTCAATTTTATTCCTTACTTCTTTTACTTCTTCTCTTAAATCTAAGTATTGATTTAAAATATCTTTGTTTACCATATCAATACCTCCTAAACGGATTTACTGCCGCTTCTACCTTTGCTTGTGTTCCGCTTCGCATCTCGTTTTCAAACAATGCAACTGAATCCGGTGCATCATCATGCTTTACTTTTCCACTTCTTGTCATGGTCGTAAGTTCTTTCATAAACTTGTAATATTGGCTCTGCCTGTCCATTTTCTTGAAATCGCGGAAATAATAATCTCGAATGATATTATCTCTTGCATTTTCCATTCGAGTTATTTTATTTGAACAATTAAACTTGAACCGTGCGCTACATCTTCCGCCTTGCTCTTTTACAATGTCCATTACATCGCGGCCAAAATATTCTCCGGCACTGTTGCTCTCGAATGTAACCGTCTTTACGTTGTGCTTAATAAGCATATTTGCGCATTCAGGCTTGGTAAATTGTGTTCCGGCATTATCGAACACTACATCTACGATATAAACCTCGTTGCCGTACACATAGCCAATTGGCATTGAGCAGCTATCTTCTCCCTTATCAGCACTGTCACAAGCCGCCATAATTGCATCTGGTTCTTGATAAACAGGAAGTTCCTCAAAATAATTAAGCTCATTCTCCGCAAACATTCGCCCTTTTGCTTCAAATGGTTCTTGTTGGAACTCTGCCGCCCACGTTTCTTCCGAAACAAGTTTTCGTTCCTTTTGGTAGTAACCGGTTGTGAATATCTTCCGCAATCCTTTTTTATCTTTTCGATAAATCTCCCAATTGCTTTCATCTGTGATTGGGTCAAGTGCCGGAATCGCAACTTCTTTCCATCTCCACTCCAATTCATCAGCTTTATTTTGTAAAGCCGTAATTGGATCGTACAAGCTGTATTTCGTTCCCTGTATGATAATAGGTGTTCCCTCTAATCGTCTACCGAGAACATCGTCTGTTACTTTCTCGCAAAGAAACTCTAATCTATCTCTATTTCGTGCTTCCTCATGGTTTTTAACGCAGTCATCAATATAGACAAGTACATTTGCTTCGGTACATCCTACGATTGCGCCATCAATCGGACGGCATGTAAATGTCGGGAAAATATTCTTGCTTTTAAGGTCGATTGATAGATTTTCAGCACTTTTATAGTCCTTTTCGCCTATCTTTGTTGCTTCCGGGAAAACACTTAAGAATCTATTGTACGTGCTTTCTGTTTCAAATCCTTGCAATAAGCCACCATAAAATCGCTTAACAAGTCCTTCGCCTTTTCCAACACCGAATATACTTCCGTCCGGGTCGCGTCCACCCATCATCTGCGCCAATTTCAGACCGCCTGTTGTTTTTCCAGTTCTTTTCGGTTGCGATACAGACAGAAAATCCAATTTTCCATCATAAATCTCCTGATATGCTCCGACTACAGGCTGTAGCACTTTTCTTCTTGGGAAATAAAATCTTTTCCACGGGTCCTTTTCATCAATTTCAATGTAATAAAAAAAGCTGTCCACAAGATAGGCTGATTCATACATCAAAACATCGTAGAATTGTTGGAGCACCTTGTATGTCGTATCATGTTCCCAGGCATACACTTCTAAGTCTGCAACTCTGCCGCCTGTATATTGTTTGACATAGCTTGCTATAAGTTTTTTTGCCTTTGCGGATATTTTCAATCCATAATCAACGTCATGTTCTGTCCTTAAGGCAACCGCTACGGCTTGTATGTATGCATCTATTACCTGTTCATCAACGCCATGCACCTGTATGTAATTTTCATATCCATTTACTGTGGAAATTAGGCTTGAACTTGCCAAAAGAAAAGCACCTCCGCAAAAGCAGAAGTGCCTTGACCTCTGCCTATAACTGTTTTAGGGTAGCGACTAACTCCATTTGTTAGCCGGTAATATGCGTAGTCAGTAGTAAAAGCTATTCTTAGCACACCAATATTGTACACACCTCTTAGTGTTTCGGAAATTATTTAATGACTATTTTCTTCGTCTTGTTTTAAGATAATGGCTATCCCTTTTGTCAGCCGGTAATATTTTATTAGACTGTTGGCATTGCATTCCAACAATTCGTATGCAATCTATTCAAAAGTGCATTATAATCATCAATTACATACCGTGCTGGAATCATATATGTTTCAATGCCATATTTTTCTGCTGTTTCTCTTTCAATGCTACAGCCGTTCCAATCGTATCTCTCGCATATTCCAATAAATACATCAGCCCGTGCCAGTTTCTTAAGGTTCTCGCCCAAGTACCATACATCTTCTTTACTATCTTTAGGTGGGGTACTCTTAGTATAACTGTCGATAAGCTTCAATTCCTCACCCTCGTAGATTTCAGCAATCTTCTTCATCTTTTGAATACTTGCTTTGATTTCTTCCTCTGTTCTGCCTTTCATTGGCACGCTTACAAATAGCTTCTTCATAAAATCTCCTTCTAAATTCTTGCAACTACGTGTTCTTTTGCAATTTCTTCTTTTTCCGGGTCGTAAATAACCGAACCGTTTTTATCAGTCTTATTCTTATCAAATTCGCAAGAAATTTTTATGTATGGGTATCTCAATGGCGTGCAGTCAGCATGGAAATCAATATTATACACTCCCTTTTGCCATTTTCCGTTAGCATAAATCTTTGTGTAACCGCCTTTTCTAGTTTTGATTATGATTTTTGAACGTGTTTTCTTCATTTCCAATGCACCTTGAACCCTTTCGCCGTATAATTACCAACTGCCTGTTTCAGCTCTTCCTTGCTTTTATATTCCTCTCGAAGCATGATTGCTACCTTGTTCTTCTCAATGGCGTATATGCCGCAGGTAACCGCTTTGCTCGCCGTATCAAGAACTGCTTTGTACTGTTTGCTGTTCATCTCGTATGTGCTGTTATTGATATTGACAATCATGCTTCATACACTCCTTCTCTTCCTTATGAGTTTGCATCAACATTTTTTAGATATTCAATGAAACTCATTTCAGCCCCCTCGCATGTTAAACCTTCAATAGGATTTTTGTGATAGTTTTCACGAAAATACCTCAATGCCTGTTCTTTTTCTTTTTCTGAATAAGAGTCCCATTTTGATATCCCAGATTTGTTTTTGAAAAATTCGCAATCGTGTTCTTTATAAGCAAATCCTACTGGAGGAATATACTTTTCTGGATGGTTACAAAATTCTATCGTTTTTTTTCAAAAATTCATTCCATTCAATTCCAAAATAAGCACATTCATAGCATGTCATTCTTCCACCAACTTTCTGCCACACATAGGGCAAAATTCAATTTCCATTGCTATCGCTACGTTCATTCCATTGCTACAACATTTAGCATACTGTGGACATTTATCGATATGGCATTGAATAACATTTATATAGCCCAATTTTTTGATTTTAAATTCTCCATATGCAGTTTTATATGATTCTTTCCCATTGCAAAAATCACACATTTCAATTACTTCCTAATAAACCTATGTTCACAATCTTCCAAAGTTGTTACCTCTATTATTTCCGGTTTATTTTCCGTCACACATCAACGCTCGATTTTTTTCAAGCAAACGCCGCACACATGATTTGAACCTGCAAGCCTTTTACAGCCAACGGTTTTCAAGACCGCCCCCTCACCACCCGGACATACGGCAAATATAGCAGTGTGGTAGAACTGCTATATTCAAAATTGCTTTTGCCACCACTTTGTACAATTTCACACGGACTTTCTACCGCTTACGGCAAGGTTCACCCCTGTCGTAAGTTAGCGCAGTGTGTAGGACCCGAACCTACAAGGCGAATAAACGCCCGGCGGCTTAGCAAGCCGTTCCAATACCATTGTGGGAACACTGCATCTTGATGGTGCGATTTCTTAAACAACCCATCCATTACAACTGTCTACCACGCACCTGCCAAACAGTGTTTTTAGGGAGTTGAGTGAAATGGGGAAGAGAGGAATTGAACCTCCAGTGTTTACCACTTGGGAACTGATTTACAGTCAGCCGCAACACCGCCAATCGTTGCCGCTTCCCCAAAATGCGCGGACACCTCACTCCATATCTCTGTACGCGGCCGCGCTACGCATACAGTATCAAATCAGCTCGGCACCATCGGAACGGAAGGATTCGAACCTTCAATCCGGCTCTCATTGTTGTTTTCCGTGTACACGCCACTTTTACCAATTAAGATACGTTCCGAAACCGCCACAAGACGGTTAGCAATAATGTTTTTCGTGCCATGCGTTGCACTATCTGGTTTACAGCCTTTCACCAGAAACTCACTTTTTGACAGCTCAGGCACCGTGGGATAGATGCCCGAACTACCAATAGGCTGCTGCATGGATCGCTCTTCAACGAAATAACAAGTAGGATTCCCACTTAACCATACAGGCTTACACAGCCGCGCTTCGCGGCAAATACAACCGGACGGTCTCGCACCGCCCTTAACAGAATCGTCCTAGTGGCGAAAGGATGTGTCATGAAAAACACCAAGAAGGAGAATTTACGGAATGGATCGTTAAACCCATTCCTCCATCGGAACGGCAGGAATCGGACCTGCGACCGCTCGGATATAAGCCGAGTGCTCTGCCAACTGAGCTACGTTCCGCTACGGCATATTAAAATGCCGCAATGTAGGATTTTTATCTTGTAAGCAACTCTTACAAGTTGCCAGTAATTTAAAATTTTGTTTAGCTATACTGGATGCTCCGATTTCTCACTCTGGTGCTCTGCGTCGCTATCCAGATTGAGTAAATCTCCGGTGCTGTCCGGTTCCTTTGATTTTGTTATATGTATTCTTTCCTCTGCACAAATGATAGGCAGCTGAAAGCAAATACCAAATATTGGACTATAAAACATTCTGTTACCTCCACATCAGAAACATGTTCAGCAACAGCAACATCACAAGTACCCATAATGCAATTGCTGTTTCTTTGTCTTTGGATTCTCTGCCAGATACAAATAGTATCAGCATAAAAATAACATCCAGCGTCGATATAATCGTTTTAATAATTACCATGGTTGTTTTCCTCTCACAAGTTTCTTTAGCAGGATTCGAACCTGCGAATACTGGAATCAAAATCCAGTGCCTTACCGCTTGGCGATAGCGCTATATTAACACTACTTTTCCGGCATGTAATAGACCATGTTATCAAATACAGTTATTCCCATACAAGGATCATTCATCTCAACGCATCTGATCGATATGTTTTCAGATACTGCAAACATTTCGGCCACCTGTTGTTTATCCATGTTTGTGCTAATAACTTGAAAAGCCGAAAATGCCTTGTGCATATCAGAGAATACTTCTTTTTCTCTACCTAAATTTGCATACGTCCCAATGGTAAACGTTTTTCCATCAACCATAGCAGTTATCATTCCATGATTTGCTGTGAATACCGCTCGGTCAAAATCAAGCGAAACGTCTTTGCTTTGTGATACTACTCTCATACTTTTCCATCCAATCTCTTTTTGTTTTTGAGGATATTTAAAGGACTTAGTAGTGCTGATTTTCTCAACCTATCAAACCCCCTCCCCCTCCATGCAGAATCATGCTTTGAACATTGATAAATTGTTTGAATTGTTCGTTCAATTCCATTCGTATTTTACAACTATTCGCAAAACCCTTGTTTTGCGTAATGTATCAACGATTTAATGCGCCTTAAGACCATTAAACACTGGGCTTTAAATTGTTTGAATTGTCTATTGCGTTTTTCTCGCTTTTTTCAACCAGAATTGTCGGAGTTGTTCGGCAATCCTATACAATTATTAGCCCCAAGACGTGGCAGTTCTTCGGCTGTCAGCGCTCTTGCTCTGGATCCCTGATCTCTAACGCCCGGCATATTGAAACCACAATACTTGTTGAGTGATGGCATGTAGTTCATTGGATTTCCTTTGCCGGAAACTTGTAAACCTACCAAACTTTCCTCACGCATTTCGTCAAGTTTTTTGCAAATGTCGGAACCTGAAGAGCCTAGCTGTACTCCATTAACCCACCCATTTAATGTATCTCTATGTATTCCGGTAAAGAATGTAAACCCAACAATATTCACTACTTTCTCGTAGTCATTACACAGGTCTATATATATATCTAATACCTCGTTAACCTTATATGTATCATAGGCATTATTAATATTATTATCATCCTTTAGGTACTTTGGATTAACTTTAAATACATGCTCGTAGACATATTTACAGCAGTTATACCATCTGTTCTGTGATACTTTACACATGTCATAAATGCTTCTCTCTTCCATCCAGAGATTTATATATATGTCAATGTCATCTTTAAAAACATCAACTGTATTATTTACTTCCTGCATTTCAACTGCTGACATGTTATATATCTCCTCTCTCCAGTACTGGAATAATTAAAATAAAAAATGCAACTGATACAATCAGATCATGATGATCTCGACTGTACCGGCTGCATGAAGTCCGTTTCTTTCGGGACCTCGACGGCTGCCGCCGCCCGTTGCCCGAATGCGTTTTTAATTTAATAAAACAATATCATTCTATCATTTTCTTGTCAAGGTATATTTTAAAATTAAATTTTAAGCCTGTATATTATATATATTATTTATATAAA